ATCACGTCGATCACGCGGCCTACGACCTCCATCGTGTCGTCGCCTCGATGTCGTCGGATGCTCAGTATGTCGCGCCCCTGCCGTATCGCTATTACGGTAGCGTCGGCACCAAAGCGTGCTGGATCCACTCCGACCACGATGGGCGCGGACTGGTCGGATATAGCGGGACGTTCCATTGCCTCGTCAACCAGCGTGTTTCCGATGAACTGGTCGTCGCTGGCGTTGGGGAACTGACCGTAGACTTCGACGTGGGCTGCGCTTGAGTCGGGGCCATACTCGTCAATGATCTGTTGGTAGACGGCTTTATCCGTGCCTTCGACGGAGCGGGCATCGACAATTTTATTTCGCCAAAAGTCTCGCTTGGAGTTAAAACACTCATAAAAGTAACCAGAGTTACGACGGGGGTTGCTGAAGCACAACCAAAAGCGATTAGGGGTATTTTCCGTAAAAAAGCCCGCTGCAACTGACCAGATACTATCATCAATTCCGCTCGCCTCATCGAACACCAGCATGACACCCGCGAAGTTATGCACACCAGCGTATGCGTCAGGATTCTCTGCACTCCACAACCGCCCTTCTACGCCCCAATAGCGCGTTCCCATTTTCAGATCTCGTTCGACCAGCTCCGCTATCCACTTCGCCGGTAGCACTCGCGTTGCGGATACCTCGAACCAGTGACTGTGTATCGACATACTCAGCCACTTGGTAATCTCAGCCCATGTGACGCTACGGAGCTGCGCTTCTGAGTTAGCCGATACGATGGTCGTTGAGCCGATCCGCGTGGTCAGCATCCAGATTGTTAGCCAGCTTACGAGGGCAGACTTACCGATTCCGCGCCCCGATGACACCGCCATCCGCAGCGTCTCAAAGTCTATCTTACCGTTGTTCGCCTTGATGTGCTCGCGTAATTCTGTCAGAATTTCCCGTTGCCATTTACGCGGGCCTTCGAAGTGCTCAAGGGGCGTATTCGGTTTCTTCCACGGGAACGCTAATCTGACGAAGGCCAGCGGATCGTTTTTCAGCGTTGGATTCCACAGCGTCGCCATCAGCCGCTGTTCTTCCTCCGGCGAATATACCGTCGTTTGCATCTATGATCTGCCCTTCAATCACGCGCTGTTGCGCTTCCTGTAGCGCCGCCGTGATGCTGATCGTCTGGTTAACCTCTACGCTGACAGCCTGCTTGGCTACCCAGCCGTGTGCGTGCTTCAGGACTTCTAGTGCCGCTTTAGTGTCGCCTGCTAGTGCCGCCGTGCGTAGCACGTCCGCCATCTCTGCCTCGCCCTCTGCGCGGCCCTTATACTCTGCATACTCAGCTATCGGGTCAAGCTGTATCAATCGCCGATATTCTTGCGGCGTCAGCCCCGCCGCATAGGCCAGAGCATCACCCTTCAAGCCTTTGCGCGCGGCGTCGTAAATCAGTTCGAGATTCTTTTCTGTGGCCTCTATTTGCCGAGGCTCATAAGGCAGGGATTGGAATGTCATAAGGTTCTTTACCATGAGGTGAAAAAAATAAAAATAAAAAAAGTTTGCTCAATCCCTGTATAGATATTCCCAGACTGCTCAAGGCCCAGTCCCCCCGTCTTTCGAGCCAGGGCGCAGTTGATTGTAAACTTGTTTACATAAACACGGAGCTGAATGTAAACTTAATGTTTACGTAAACATGTTTATGTAAACAGGAGGTTGAATGTAAACTGTATCATTATGGCACAGTTTACAATCATGCAGCTTTGTTTACGTAAACATGTTTATGTAAACAAAGATGTTACGTTTTATATATGTGCGCTCGATGTTTATGTAAACGTGTTTATGTAAACAGATGTGTTACAGTTAATGTGCGCGCTTTGTTCTGTTGGCGCGAGCGCGCGCTTGTTTGCTGTAAACATGTTTATGTAAACAAAGCGGTGCGCGCCTACTGAATGTAAACTAAAGATCGCGTGGCGGCGCGCACTGCGCGCGCCTGCCTACGTGCTCCCTATTGTGGGAGCGGTTCAGTTGGTGAGTAGTCCCAGAAGGTTTCCATTATGTGCATCAGCATTGTCTCATCAAAGAGGCAGTGGAAACGGGCCATGTCCAGGCGCTGAAGCGGATTTCCTTTGAGTGGGTTTGGGGCGATCATTTGCGTGTTCCTTTATTTGACCTTCGATGATTTGTTTATAGCGCGGCGCGCACTCTTTGTCAAATACTTTTTTACAGAAATTGAAAATAAATTAGTTTACGTAAACATTGACGGCGCGCGCGCAATATGTTACTGCGTCATTACTGACGCAGCGAGGGAATTCCCTGGCTGCGTTTTTGCGTGAGAGAGGGGGGCGAAGCCTGGTTTTTGGCTTTCAACGCACCTCACATCACTTTCAACGTCCGTGTCGCGCCTTACTAAACATTACCAAAAGTTAATGAGTTTGGCGAGTTGGGTAGTTTGGGTAGTGCCCAAAAAGTTGCTGGTAAGTTTTGCGCTGCACTGCACAATAGTATAACAATATTTTTAAATTGATTTTTAATCATATATATACCCAACTCGACAAACGGGTTCATTAACAGACAGTTGCCCCAACCCAACCACCGCCAAACCACTACCCAACACCGCATTTTCACTACCCAACACCGCATTTTTACTACTTAACACCGCCCACACCGTAAAAAAATATCTTATTTTGTGTAAAATAACTATTGACACTAGTTGTGCACATGTGTATAACTCCACAATCAAACGTAAAGGAGACTTACACATGTTTAAGAACGCCCAAGACGCCCACAAATACATCTTCGCTGGCAACGCCACGATCACGCTGCAATCCAACAAGACCGGCACGCACTTCACTTACCGCATCCGCAAGAGCGACAAAGGCGACGTGTTTTTCGTGCAGTTGCTGACGGGGCCAGATAACTATTCTTATCTCGCGTGCATCTTCGCGGATAAGCCTTACCATCTGCACTACAGCCGCAAGAGCTGCGCTGGCGCAGACGCGCCATCGTTCCGCGCGATGTCATACGCGCTCAAGCACATCTACGACGACAAGATTCCAGAAGCGCTAGAGATCCGCCACGAAGGCTCATGCGGTCGCTGTGGCCGTCCGCTGACAGTGCCATCATCCATAGATCGCGGCATTGGCCCCGACTGCGCTGCGTTGATGTGTGTGGCCGCTTAGGCCACACGCAACTTTTTTGTAAAAAAGTATTTGACAAGTATTATCCACATGTGTATAAGTTACATCATCGACAGTCCAATACAGGAAACAAGCACATGAACGGCAAGATCAACAACCTCAAAAACGCCTACGCCAGCGGCAACCACGACAAGACCTTCCGCGCTGCCTGCGCGCTGGTCAACTACGACAAAAAGCACCCATTCGCTGTGTGCGGCTACGCAGGCGCAGACGAGATCGTAGCACTCGCCAAGCGCATACAAGCAGCCGGTCTGGGGTTCTACAAATGAACCCCATCGCCACTTTACTCAACCTAGCGACCGCGTTAATCGCGGTCGTTATCTTCACCAACCTCATGCCAGGATTAGTTCATTGATCACTTACATATTCGAAGGCGGGTCGTGCGACGCGATACCAGACAAAGAGAAGGGCTTTGAGTTCACGCGAATCACAGCCAACAACGTGAACCTCGATAACGGCCAATTACCCTACAAACTGATGGAACGCATATTGCGCGGCAAGCGTCACGCGACCCGCATCCTTGCTCTTATCGAGGCTGACCGCAAATGAAACACGCGCTCTATGTTATCGGCCTAGCCGCCAGCGTAAGCGTGTTGATTCCGTCTATCTTCATCCTTTTACTGTGGGTATTGCAATGAGCGATTATGATTACCTCTGTCTGTTGTATCGGTTGTCAACAGAGTCCCTAGAACTCATGCTGAAACATGAGGACGATAAGGTTAAGCGCGAGATGATTGCGGGCGAACTCGAGGCGCGGCGGTGAGAGCGCCATGGTGGGACACAAGCAACGAAAGGGAAGGCGACGTGTTTGTTCGTGAAATAATAGCCGAAGTGGCTGATGAGTTCTTGATATTCCCGTCAGACATTGTGGGCTACAAACGCGTATCAAAGATCGTGCAAGCCCGTCACAAGGCTATGTGGCGCGCTAGATATGAAACCCACTCTAGCTATTTAAAACTTGCGCGTATATTCAAGCGCGACCATTCTACGGTGATCTATGGCGTCAAATGCTGGGAAGCTAAACTGAAAGGGGTTAAGTATGATCGTGCTCGTTGATCCTGTCTACCTATACGATGGGCTTGGAATCTGCTATTAGTCGGGAGCGTATTGACCTCCCCTTGACTTGGCCCTGCGCCTAACGGCGCGGGGTTATTTTTGCGAACTCGTTAGCTGGCACGATGTCCGCGCCAAACGATTGCCTTGGCTCTTGCATCTGATAGAACCCGTAGTTCAGCAAGTAAGGCAGGACGTGCGGCATCAGCCAGTCCCGCATAGCGTTTGTAGACGCGGCCACGGGATGCGGCTGGTAGGGGGCTGTCTGGCTGTATAATGCGGCGTCATGTGGTAAGGTAGCCTGGAACGCCTTAACCCTATCCCAGATCGACGCTGTGCGGTCAGGATTAGCGCTTAAGAACTCAGAGATACTATCAGCCATGACCGATTCCGAATACGAGCGGCGCTTAAAGGCGCTACAGCAAGAGGTTAGTTCGGCCTATCTTAAAGGATATGAAGAGGCGCGGCAACGGTCACAATGGACGATCAGCGCTGCCGTCGATGAAAGCGCGCGGCTGCGCTTGGCACTTGAAGAAGCATTGGCGCAAGTGGACGATGAGACAAAGGCCCATATTCTATCAGCAATGCACAGACGCAAATAAGATAATCAATCATAGTCAGACCCTCCAAAGGGTCAGACCATGATCACGGCAATCTGTCAGAATGTCAACGACACAGCCCTTCCTTACAGGTGTGATAAACGATCTTCGTTAATTCACAGCCGGATAAGAGAAGCGCGCTACTTAGTATTACGAAAAGGCGATACATTTCCTTCGGCCTTTACTGGTTCGATTGCCCGTCTTAGATCTGATTTCGACTCATGTTGGCGGTCAGGCCGCACATAGATGTGACGCTTGGTCGGCAGCTCCTCCGCCGCACACATCCCCATATCAACCCAGCCAGCCTCCGCGAGCGCGTGCAGTAGCGCGGGCTGCGGGATCTTGAGGCCAGAGGGTGCGATACCTGGCCCCATAAGCATCTCACAGTGCCGATACCAAGGGCCAGCGATAACGCCCGACTCGAACGGCGCGGCGCGCATCTCGATCTGATGCAGGATGAAAGCCTCTGCCGTGGACAGACCGCCGACGATCATGGTGCGCTTGTAGTCTGTCTCCATAGGCGCGGCGGATGGGTTGAACTTCGACACATCACGCGTGTGCAGCCAAGCGCCAATCGCTTCAAAGCCGCCGTTGGTATACCAGCCCCACATTTCCTGCGCTGCTGCGGGCGTCAGGCGGTCGCAGTTCGACCAGATACAAAACCAACGACGATCCTGCGTAGGAAGAGAAATCGGAATCTCGTCATTAGAGAACGCCAGGACGAAAAGTCGATTGAGCATGTCGTAAGGGTGCAGATTTTTACGATTGATCGTAATCACGTCCGGCGGCGCGGCGATGATAGGCTTCAGCTTGTTCGCCAGCGCGCGACGTTGCGCGGCGTCTGGTTCCTTCAGCTCGTTAAGAACTAGGATTTCACTCTCAAGCGCGTAGCCCCACTGCGAGGATAGGCTTTCGTTATTTATTAGGCCATAGTTCTTTTTATTCGGGCCGCATACGGCCCAGATAAACGGAGCCCACATCGTATCTTTGCCGCGACCCTCCTTGCCACCGTGTAGCACAGCATGATTGATTTTCACGTTAGGGTGTTGAATCTTGCAAGCCATCATATCGAAAACGTGATTGCGCTCGCGCTCGTCTGGGATCAGCGTCTCGCAATGTTTCAACCAAAGGCTTACGTCGCCCTCTTTGCCCTTCACGTCGGGCCGCGCGTTGCGCCAGCGATTGCCATAGACAAGACCATCCTTGTGAACCAGATCGGACTCACCTGCCGCGTAAGTAATACCCTTCAGCGTATATTCGCACGTACTCTCGCGGTGCTCATCGTAATACACTGACGCCTCGATGCGGCGCGGCTTTAGCCCGTTAACAGACACACACGAAACGCCGCGAAAGATCGCGTTAAACGTGCCGCGCGAATATTCGATGCAAGACTCTTTATCAAAATAAGAATCATCATCCATCACATAGAAGAAACGCTTGAACCAACTCTCTTGCTCAACACGTCCGGCTTGAAAGCGTTTAACATCCGCAATACGTTTGTCTGCGCTGTCTTTAAACGCGGTGTTCTCCGGCAGCGCCTTTGCCAGTCGTTGCATGTTCTCGTTTATCAGATCTTCGCGCAGCCCTGGCATTGCCTTTGGGCCACCTTGTTCCGCAACCCAATTACAAAAGAACTTGCTGTCTATCTTCTCGCGGCAATGACCGTGAAAGCACGTAAACGCACGCATTGACGGGTTATAATAGCCGACGTTGCTGCCGTCGCTGTGTTCTTCTGCGTTAGGACAAATAACGGGAGCCCACCCATCATGGTTAGGCTCGCCGTGAGCGTGGCCGTTCGCGTTTAACCATTGGAAAACTGCATCTGTGCCTGTGTCTTTTACGCGAATAGAAACATGATCACCCGTTGCAACGTCAACCGGCGTTACATCAAGCGCAACGCAAATCTCTTCAAGCGTGTATTCAAGATCTAAATTAGATTCGACAAGACGCGCTTTAAAATTACCGCGTCCCTTCTTAAGATTAACTGAGCCAGGTAGGCGACAGTTACGCACCGCGTTTGATGCGCCAGGGTCAGTATATTCCGCTGCGATAATAGCTTTGATCGCAGCGTTAAATTCTTCTTTCGTTGGTTGTGTGCTAAATATGTAGCCATATTGAAAAGACCCTTCCGACGTTTCCATAATCCACGACGGCTTTATCGGCGGCGTCTTAACAACAAATTGTTTGCCGTTGTAAGTTTTTGTTGAACCAATGTCGTCCAACATCATAAACGCAACATAGTCAATGCAGCGTTTGCTTGCGGATGGTTTGCCTTTAATAAAACGATCTTTGATATAAACGCCTGTATTAATATACCACGACTCGCCATCCTTTATCTTCGCGCGGTGCGGTAGATATGCAGGATAAGAAGAGTTCGGCGCACCGTCGTTGAAATATTCTATCTCGCCATCTTCGCCACGGATCACGATTTGCTTAATTAAAAGCATCGTTTCCGATTCATCTTCGGCAAGACTCATAATCTTATTAAGAAAATTATTTTCCATAGCGCGACCCCATTATTTTTACTTCCGCTTCAAGCGGCAGACCTTCGGCCCATGACGGGGGCGTGGTCATAATTAATTCTAATTTTATCTTATCTTCGTCCGGCGACGATGATTCCAAAACAATTTCATCGTGCACATGCAAAACAACATTAAGATTCTCACGCTCACAACGGCGCAAAGCATCACGCAAAAGGTCATGGGCGGTCGCCTGTGTAACATTCTCACACGCGAGGCCATGCCATAGCTTACCCCTGGGCCATTCTTCGGCGTCTGCCGCTGGCTTCCAAGACGCTTTTGCATATGTTAAGTTGCCGTTTTCCTCGAAGCGCGCGAATGGGTAACAAAGCACACGCCCAGAAGGCAGAGAATACCAAAGGTGTAAGCCGTCGAACAAGTAATTTATTTTACCCGCCGTCGAAACTTCCCCTTTCTTTCTCATCGCAGTCATGTATGCGACTTCTAATTCTTGCCAGAAAGTAACCGCCCACTGATTAGACCAGCGCCATGCGTTCACCATTTGTCTTGCTTTAGGCGCGGCTAATTTTAATCCGTAAATCTTACCCATCGCAGCAAACGCGCCAAGGCCACCACCGAACCCACACGCTAGCTCTTGCACTTTACCAACCTGGCGTTGGTCTTTTGATACCTCGTCATAAGAAACTTTATACGTTGCCGCCGCGTTAGTCTTGTAAACATCTTGACCATTAATGAACACGTTTAGCTTATCTTGGCCTTTATCGGACAACCACGGATTAACGCGGCCTTCGATAGCCGACCAATCGGCAGCGATTAATGCTTTGCCTTTCGACGCGCAAAGAGACGGGCGCAACATGCCGCGTAAAACATCATTTACACGTCGTCCAAACTTAGGCACTAGATCGCGCGAGAACGCCATCGCCTGCGCTACTGCGTCAGGATCTTTTACACACTCACGCGGAAAGTTGTGAACCTGCGCGCCGTAAGACGACGCGCGGCCTGTGGCGCTACCGCCAGCAAACACAAACGCGCCACGGACTCGGCGATCATCTCCCGCTAAATCGTAAAGCCGATTAAACTTAGCAACCGATGATGACCATCCGCCGTCAACTAATTCAATCGCTTCCAAAACGTCAGGCTCGACAAGATCCGGCCCCAGCTCCATCAACATTTCGCGTGTGCGCTTATCAATCGTCGCCTTACCGTCGCGCATGACGACATCATAGGCTTCGTTTGTTACGTTAGCCAAAACCCAATCGCGCATTTTAGTTCCGCGCGCTGCGGTGACTTCGCCTTTCGTCAAGACATCTATGCGGTTTTGAATCGCCAGCGTTTCCTCGCGGCTATACATGCCCGCCGCGCCGCATGTTATAGTATCAACCAACACGCCACGATCATTAATGCGCTCGTTAACGTAGTAATCTGCTAACTCTTCGTCAGTCAGTTCGCGCATCATCTTACTAATGACGCGCATCGCGCGCACGTCTTGCTCACAATAGGCGATCATCTTGTCTAGCAAGTATGGGCTCTCTTTAAACGTGCCGTCCTTCTGTGGTATGGACAGCTTGCGAATAAGCGCAGCGCCTTTGTGATCTTTTTTCATCGACGCGCCGTAGAATCTGCCAACGTCTTCCAGTGACCCAGGCGCGCAATTAGCGCGCGCCTGCGCCGCCGTGCAGTAGAACTGTTCTAATGGTATGTCTAAGCCTAACACATGCTTTATGATCAGCCGCTCAAATGCCGCGTTATGCGCGCGTATCTGTTGCGGCTTCTCTGACAAGATGTGCCGCATCTCCGACATGTTTGTTGTCGTCGATACGTTCTCATCGTCGTGTGCAAAGGACATACACAACACTTGTGTTGTCTTGTCTTGCGCGTAGATATAGACGCCATGCGCTCTTAGATCGCAATGACTGCGCGTTTCAAAGTCAAGCCAGATCATTGAACAGTAGTCTTTAATTTTGCCAAGAATTTAGGATCTTCAGTCAAATATCTTAAATTCTCTATAATACCGTCTCTTGTATCCTTATCAATTTCGGTTAGATATGCGGCTAACATAACACCTAATAAATTCACATTACTGACTAAGCCTTGCGCGGGGTCAAGATCCACTTCGCTATTTAAGATTTCAGCTATCTTATCAAAAGAGTCGAAGTTTATCTTAGTTATATCAATCATTGTTATACCCTCCATCAACGCGGCTTCCTAACAGCTCGCCATTAGGCCCGTTATAGACTGTGTAGTTTCCAATCTTCGGCGCAGAGATCACGTCATTGCCAAGATAGTAAAAGTTCTCAGTCGGGTAACTTAGCTCCGTTGCCACTGGGCCGTTCGGCCCGTTGAACACGCTGATCTGTTGCGCTGTCGCTGGTGTTGTGAGCAAGATCAATATTACGAAATGCTTCACGATATGCCTCCGTTATCTGGTCTAGGACAAAAAATATCTCGTCAGGGCGTTCATTCTTATCGGAATACTCTCTGATGGTTTCTAACAAATCACTCATCAGATTCTGCATCCGTGCTTGAAGCAGGTCAGAACACATACAAGCGTATTCTGTTTGTTCGCATTTTTCACAGTGGGGTAGGCTTGCATCACTCATTGGTTTACCCTCGTTATTTTAGCGTCCCATATTACCGATTCCGTAATTTTCGTTGGATCTGTTGCATCTTGCGTTAAGAACTGCGTCTTGATAGGCCCAACGCCAAGCGCCATCCAGTAACGCGCGCCTGTTGCAGGCTTGCCGTTCCAGTTCTGCAAGTAAGTGAACTGGATCACGTCTTGGTAATACACGCCCATCACATTGATCTGTGAGATGTGTTCTTCAAAATGCACGATCTGCACACCATTGCTTGCGGCGGGCGGCCAGCATTTAAAGAAATCAAACTTAGGATAGTCAATATAATCAGATCCAACTTCCTGAAACTCGCCCCAGCCTATCGGCGGGTTGAGCACTACCTTCTTATTGTTCGGATAGTCGTCGCGCCATTCCGCAACGCCAAAGCCAGGGTTGTAACGATAATACCATTTGTTCAACCATGTGCCTGCGCTGTCATAGTTATTGTAGAGCATACTGTCGCTGCCCTTGTCATAACTAAACACAGAGATAAACGACGGCGTATCCGGCGCGGTATAATCAAAGCGGCGAAGTTCGCCTGACTTAAAGAACGGCCAATAGGCCGGTATGAATAGTTTATCCGCCACAGCGCACCTTATCCTTTGCTAGAGCTAATCTTGTCCGCGCTGCGCTTGGCGTAATGCTCAAGATCACAGCAATATCTTTACACTTAAAGCCCTTACGAAACAGATCATAAACCTGTTGTTCTTTGGGCGTTAGACGTGTTGCGTCGTTCCAAACTTTACGTTCGGTCATCTTCTTATCTTTCTGTTTGGAAGTTAACGGGGCGGCCCGATGTCACGCGAATACCGCCCCGTCTTATTAGCCTCGACGGCGGCGGGTCGTGTTTGCCGATTCCGTAGGTGGAGCTACGTCTTCAGCGCCTTCGCCATCAATGCTAATCCATTCGACCACATCAAACACAGGCGTATAGATCTTGCCATACGTCTTGTGTGGGTAGTGATCGCTTAACAGTTTTACAACTGCAACCAGTTTAGATGGATCTTTGTCAGCTTGATCCGCAACCTTGATCGCCAGCGCGTGCATCGAACGCTTGCCGCCAACTGACGTTGTAGCAAAGCGAACTTCCAAGCCTTTATCTTCACCCGTTAAACACTTGAGCGAAACGCCGACTTGTGGTTGCCAACCAGCCTGTGCGCCTGCGGGTGGCGGATCAAGTTCAGGAAGCGGATCCGCGATGTTAACCATCTTCTCTGCAAGAACTTCACCCGTTCCCCAAGCGATATAACCATGAACGAACGAATAAGGATTGATCGCCCATAGTGTATCCTTCTCAACCTCCGTTTGATCCGCGCCATACACCCAATGACCCGTGCGATCCATTTTGAGGATTACGGAACCAACAGGCCCGACATCCGCTTCAATAGCGCGCAATGCAGTGGACAATGACTGCGGTGAAGGAAGATTTGCACCACCAAACTTTACTATATTTGACATTACTTTACCTCAAGTTTAGAGAACGCGGCCCGCAACTGCGAACCGACTTGCACCACTGACGGGCGCGGATCTGACTCCGGCGCGATAGTGTTGCCCGATGAGATAGCCGCGACATGATCTTTAGGTAACGCCAGCTTATGCTTTTTAAGCGCCTTTTCGGCTTTCGCTGGCGAGATCAACGCCGTCTCTATCAATTCCGAATCATCAAGTCCCATTTTTCTAAGAGCTTCCAATGCGCCTTCTTCATCGACCCATTGTCTGATGGCGCGTTTTGGCACAAGTTTAAATCCTGGGATTGTGATGTTGTTTTCAAGCGCCTGCTGCGCCATCTCTCTAACGGCTTTGATCCAATCTTCAAGACGGTCTGCCATTGTGAGTGCATTGCTGTAGCCTTCAGGCGTTATGTTGTTAAGTTGTGTTTTCAAGGCGCGCTCCACTTCGCCAGAGAGTAATGGACACATAGCTTTTGCCGCACACCAACGGCACCAATCGCCTGCGTTAAGCGGCGCGTTAGGCATGAAGGCGAGCTGCACAGCGTCGTAGAGATCGCGTTCAAATTGTTTGACACGTTCTTTTGTAGTCGTCCAAACGCGAACGCTTGGCGGCTGAACTATGTAGAGTTTTATCTCATCCGTTCCCTCAAACGCCCATTTTGTCTCCGGCGTTCGCATGGCTGCGGCTGTGTAAAAAAGAAGCTGATCATTTTCTTCGGGAAAGACTTGAACCCAATCACCAAACTTCCAATCAACCAGAATTGTAGTAGACCGTAAACGACCAAGAAGGTCACAGGAGCCAAAGACGTTTGCAAGAAAATCTCCAAAATGCACCCGACATTCCGTTTGAAATTCGAGTTGGTTATCTGGATCAATTTCGCCTAATGCTGCAATGGCAAAATCAAGTTTAGCGCGCGCGTCAACGCTCAAAGGCAAGTCATCTGGTTTAGTATCGAAGGAAAGAACTTGATGTATCGCATCGTGTAACTTTGTTCCATCGTCTGCATATTTAGATGAAGGTTTAGGTGGAGCGTTCTGGCATAGCTTTACGCTGCCAGGACATTCGCGGACGCGCTTCGCGGTCGAACCGCCTACTATAGTTGAGTGAACCATTAAATCAATCCTCGAAATGATACGATATTGTCGGCGCTTTTTTATTGCGCCAATCCCAGATAAACCACGCATGATTAAAAGATGGTGATGATTTGCTGTCTTCAAACCATTGAATACGTTTGGTTAACACAAGTTTCTTGGCAAACGCCGAATGATCAGCAAACAAGTAACGGCGCGATTTAGCGTGATCGAAATCGGTTCGCAGCAACATAGCAACGACGCCGCGAGGTGCCATTAATTTTAACGCATGTTCAACAAATTCTGTCGCAAGACTATATGGCGGGTTTGTAATAATAGCATCGTAATTTTTTCGGTCGCACTTCAAAAAGTCAACGCCCATTTGTATATCTGTGCCGTCAACTGGCGAAGCGCAAAGTCCACCATATTTTATTAATGCTTGCGCCATTTTACCTGAACCGCAAGCAGGCTCCCAAATTTTCATACCAGGTAAAAGGTGCCGCATAACCGCGACAGTAGCCCACTCAGGCGTTTCATATTGATCAAACGCAACGCGGGCGTATCCACTGTCTCTTTGGCTCATTGCACTGTCCCTTCGATGCAGAGAGACTAGACTGTAAAACAATTTTATGCAACAAGTTTTTCATGGTTGATTTAGAAAAAGATGTGGAACGCTACTTTGTCAAGACAGTTCAATCACTTGGCGGCGTCGCGTTTAAATTTAACAGTCTCTCAAACCGTGGCGTTTCTGACAGAATTGTCTGTTT